AGTTTAGACTTCATTACTTCGTACACTTCATCGTGATTGTACTCTGCAACATCACCATTAGCGAATGTTACTTTGATTAGTTGATTTTTACCTACTAAGGTTTGACGGATTACGAATCTTTTAGATTCAAGAATTTGATTACTCATTTGATTAAATTTATTTATTATTATTATTAGTTTGTTACAGTTATATTATCTATGCAACTTCGTATTTAGTTTGTAACGTTAATAACTTTGTTTGTTTTTAGTTATTAGTATTTGTTTGTTACATATATATTATCTGATTGGTTTCGTATTTAGTTTGTAAATTAGTTTGTATAAAAATGCTGTAGAAAAAACGCAAATCATAAATGGTAATGCATTGGAAATCAATTATATATGTGCAGAAAAACGTAAAAGATTAGGGGGGTGGGTGAATGAAAACGCGTTTCGTAAATCGTTGATAATCAGGGAGATAGGGGGCAACGCTAAGGTCCTATATATGTTACAAAAAATTTTTTTCAGGAAAATTATCGTAATATAAAGTGTGACACTAGGCTACTAGGTATAGATAGTAAGGGGCTAATGTCACAGTATTGGCCTATTTGTAAGAATTACTCTTTCTATGTAAGTATTATAAGTATAATAACACCACGATGAAATGGGTAAACAGAGATTAAGTCCTAAAGCTGCAAAAAACAAAGCGATTAATGATTTAGCATGTGCAAATTCTCCTGATAGGAAAGATAAAAGAGCAGATAGTCAGATGAAAAGAAGAGAGGCTGTAAAGAAACACGGTGCAAATTGGTTAGTAGGTAAAGATTACGACCATAATACAAAGAGATTTGTGTTATCGTCGCATAATAGAGGTGGAACACAGAGTAAATACAAGAAAGACGGTACAAAGGCCGAGAAAAATAATACATAATCACATGAAATCAAGAGGTTTAGGCGACACTATAGAAAAGCTCACTACCGTAACCGGTATAAAGCGCTTAGTAGACAAAATCCCTGGTGAATGTGGTTGTAAAAAAAGAAAAGAACTATTAAACAAAGCTTTTCCATACAAAAAATAAATAAACAAAACACATAAAAATAAAAACATGGCAATAATTTATTCATACCCATCTACCACACCGGTTGTGGCTGACATATTAGTAATAACACAAGCAAGTGACAGAGCTACCAAGTCAGTAACTTTAAGTAGCGTAAAAACTCTTTTCGGTCTTAACGATAGCCTTAACGGTGTAGGAACCCCTGGTTATATACCTTTTTTTGAAACCGATTCAAGACTAGTTGATTCCTTCATAAGTCAAGACGGCAATGGTCTTGTCTTTATAGGTTCACAAGCATCAGGAACTAGGTTTACGAATACAAGTGTAAGCTCAACTACTTTGTTAGGTACTGATCTATACGCTGCTAATATTTACGGTCAGAATGGTGGACTTCTTAATATTCAAGGAAACACTACTTTCGGAGGAGACATTGAAGTACAAGGTTCTATTTATGCTACGCCTATCATATACTCTTCAAGTCAAGATGCTTATGCTCTTAGAATGGGAGCAAATAATAATACTGCATTTGATATGGGTATTAAGATAAAATCAACTCCAGGAGGAGTTCCTTATATGTCTTTACGCTCACATAATACTGAAGATTTACTTGTTTTAAGAAGCACCAATGTAGGTATTGGATTAACTGCGGGACAGGAACCTAAAGATAAGCTCCACGTACTAGGTACTGTAAGAGCAGTTGCTACTTCACCAAATGACTATGCTTTTATTGGGCTTAACACAAGTGGTAGTGATGCTTTAGGACTTCGTTACGCGAATGGCTCAGGTGAAGTAGAACTAAAGGACAGTTTAGGTGTTAGAAGGGTAAGACTTTCATGTGATCCCGATGACTACACTTATTTCAACGGAGCAAAAGGCGTTGGTGTTGGAAGAGACGTTAGTGGTGATGCTAAATTTGAAGTTAATACAGCTTTGAGTGGTGAAGTTGGTGCTAAAATAATATCAACAGATGGTGTTGGTTTAGAGGTAGAAACAATAGCTGCTAATAATGCAGATATACAAAGATGGAAAATTGGAAATACAATTAAAGCTGTAGTAGATTCTGAGGGCAAGTTTGGAATTGGAAGATCAGATGCAGCAGCAGAGTTGGATGTACTTGGTAAAATTAGAGCAGTAGCTAAAGATACAAGTGGTTTTTCGATATCTTCTTTAAATAGTAATTTTACAGCAGCATCGGGATTATTTTTTAATACTGATAGTGCATCACTTATACTAAAAAATGATGAAAACGTTGAAAATGTGAAAATAAACTCTGATGGAGATTCTTTCTTAAAAGGAGGTAGACTAGGTGTAGGAGCTGATCTTGCAACAGCTAGATCACTGACTAAAGTTTTTGTAGAAGGCGGAGATATACAAATTGATCAAGGTAGTGCAGCAGCTGCAACCGGTATAGTACTACAAACGCCAGATGGTTCGGCAAGATATAAGATAACTATAGATAACAATGGAAACATAGTTTCAACACAGGTATAAATAAGTAAATATCGAATAAAGTAAGTAATGATATTGATATACCAAAAAGGTATAAATTAAATCAAATCAAATTATTTTATGTCAGATGCAATAGTTAAAAATCTTAGCTTTGGTGAAGATGCCAGGGTCAAAGTATTTAAAGGAATACAACAACTCACAAAAGCCGTTAGCTCTACACTAGGAGCTAGTGGTAAACGTGTGTTACTAGAAGACGGATCAGGAATGCCTATTATCACTAAAGATGGTGTAACAGTAGCTGATTCAATAATCTTGCGAGACCCAGTTGAAAATATGGGGGCTACACTTTTAAAGGAAGCAGCAAGAAAAACAGTTAGAGAAGCAGGTGATGGTACCACTACGGCTACAGTTCTAGCACATTCAATATTAGAAGAAGCTTACAAAGTTTCTGATAAAACTAACTTAAGAGAATTAAAAGACGGGATTAATTCTGCTGTTGTAAAAGTAGTTAAATTTTTAGAGCTAAACTCAGTACCTGTTACAGGTAACATGATAGATCAAATAGCTACGATATCTACTAACAACGATCCTGAACTTGGTAAAATTATAGCAGATGCTTTTAGAGCAGTGGATAACACAGGTGTAGTAATGATGGAAACGTCTGCTAATGGTAAAACAGAAGTTGAAGTCGTCGATGGTGTTCAGTACAACAAAGGACTGACAAACTCTCATTTCGTTACAAACCCTCAATCAAAAACCGCTGAACTTGAAAATCCTTTAGTATTATTAATAGAGTCTCCAGTAGACACTATAAGACAAATACAATCAGTGTTAGAGTACGTTATAAAAAACAATAAACCTTTGCTTATTATAGGCGATTTAGATCAAGGTGTTTTATCGGCTCTAGCTATGAATAAAATGAAGGGTAACATAAAAGTAAACGTTATCGATGCACCTACATTTGGAATTAGTAAGAAAGAAGTCTTAGACGATTTATCTCTACTAACTGGTGCTACAATTATAAATGAAGACTTAGGTGACGATATGGATATGATCCAAGTAGAACACTTAGGATCTTGCTTAAAGAGTGTTACTTCTCACGAAGAGACGGTTATACAAGTTGAAGAGTCATCTCAAGAGATACTTGATATAATCAAAGGGATTAAGTCTGAGCTATCGAAAGATAACTTACAAGCTTATCAAATAATCAAGTTAGAGAAAAGACTAGCAATGCTAGCAGCTAAAATAGCTATCGTTAAAATCGGTGCTAACTCTGATATTGAATTAAAAGAAAAGACAGATAGAGTTGAAGATGCTATCTGTGCTACTAAAGCAGCAATCAAAGAAGGTATTGTACCGGGTGGTGGAATTGCTTTACTAAACGCTTCGGATTATATAGTAGCTAAAACAGAAGGCGAGACAGTATTGCTAGAGGCCATTAGAGCGCCTTTTAAGACAATACTAGAAAATGCTGGTATAAATAGCTACGATATCCCAAAGGGTAAAGGAAAAGGTCTCAATGTGGTTACAGGGAAAATGGTGAATATGATTAAATCAGGTATTATCGATCCCTTACTTGTTACGAAGAGTGCGCTTGTAAACGCAGCTTCAGTAGCGACTACTATTTTATCAACAGATTGTGTAATTAATAATTTGAGAATCGATGAAAGCAGTAGGTAGAAATATAATTATAAAGAAAACAAAAGAAGGGACCACCACTACAAAAGGTGGTCTATTTCTTGCAGAGAACCAAAGAGAAGATATTAGGTATACTCAAGCTGTTATTGTCTCCGTAGGAGATGAAGCAGCTGCTACTGGTCTACAGCAACAGTCTGTAGTATTCTTTGATAGACATGCAGGTCATAAGATTGAAGTAAATAAAGAAACATTTCATGTTATAAAATTACAGGACATAGTTGTTGTTCTATGAGAAGGCTAGATGCTAGGGATATAAAAGATTTAAACCTACTTAAGCACTACAGAATAATAAGAAGATGGGCGTGTAAGAATAACGACCTTAATGATGCTGATTTAGAATTGTTAATCTACTTTGATTGTATGGAGTTTTTCACAAAACAAGATTTCAAAACAGGTAGCTACTCTTATAGCTGGGATAACAGAAGGTGGAATAGATTACTGCAAGAAGGCTGGATAGTTGTGTGGCGTAATAGAAACAGAACTACTCAGAAATATAATATATACAAAGTAAGTTTTAAGTGTAAACAACTTATAGCTAGAATGTATAGGATTATGCTTGGACAAGAAGACATACCAACAACTAAAAGATACAATAAAATAATAGCTGGTAAATCATATACTGATAAAGTAATGACAGTGGCTATAGATAACGTTAACAAAGATAAAAACAGATAAAATTATGGCAGGAGGAGCAGCAAGAGCAGTCATGGGTAGAAGCACTGGTGGTAATTCAAACGATTTTAGAAACAAAGTAACACTTAGGCAGAAGTTGTCAGGAATGGGCAATCAATCGGCCGGTGGTTCTCAGCCACAAGCAAATGATCATACTCACGAAGAAAACAACAGTGTGCCGTCTGGTGGAATGACCGGGGTAGGTGGCGGAATACAGCCTGGCTTGCAAGGGCTAGCAACAGCTGTAACAGGTAGTCCTCAAGGAGTTGGAGCTGCAAGCTCTCAACCTCAATTAAGAGGCATGGCAGGTATGGCAGCAAACAAAGCGGCTATAATGCAAGCTGGAGCTTCTAATGTAGTGTCTCAAAACCAAGCTGGTCAAGATATGTTTAGCAGTCAATCTATTCCTGAAAAAGGAGCTATTGGTGTAGCTGGTGTGGATCAAATGGAACAGTTTTAAAAATAAAAATTATGATGAACAAGAAATCAACGTTACAAGGACAAGTAGGAGAAAACGCTTTATGGGACGGACCTTTAAGTAAGAAAGGTTTTCCAATGGGTAAAGGATCTAGCTCAGGAGCCAATGGTATGGAAGTATCTAAAGCCGATTGTGGATGTGGTTCTTACAAGCTACCTATTACTCAAAGAGCTAAAGGCAAAATGTAATGAACCTTGGAGATATCAAATTATACACACTAAGCATAGGCACTATGGCTATAACTATGACTCAAATAGATAATTATTTGAAGATACTACTATTGCTAATAACTATAGGTTATACACTGCATAAGTGGATTCATTTGAAAAAGAAAGAAAAATAACGTGCCATATATTCAACCAGATTCATCACCTTTCTTAAGAGTTCGTAAAACAACTAAAGGAAAAGGTAGAAACTTTCTATCAACGAAAGAAGGAGCTGGTATGACATCCGCTGGCGTTAAAAAATATAGAGCTGAAAACCCTGGAAGCAAACTTAAAACAGCGGTGACAGGAACTCCTAAGGTAGGTACAAAAGCTTACAAAAGGCAAAAAGCTTTCTGCTCTAGATCAAAATCTTGGACAGGCGAAAGAGGAATAGCCGCTAGAAAAAGATGGCGATGTAGTAGATTTTAATAATCAATAAATAAATATAAAACCTATAAAACAAAAAAAATGGCGTACAATAATTCAGCTAAGGCTAAAATGGAAAGAGTAGCAGCAGACGAAAAAGATTGGAAATATGCTTCTAAAGAAGCTAAAAAAAGATTAGATCAAGATATCGAATCTATGGTAGACGGAAAAACGACGCCGAATAAGATGTATGGAAAAAGCAAAGGACCACACATGGAGTCTAACGGGCAAGAAAAAAGCAATTTACTAAGTGACAATCCTATAGCTTCTAGAGCATCCGGTTCTTGGATGTCTAAGCACGCTAAAGGAGGAATGTAAAATAAAAACAGTAGAGGTCTGTTATAAAACTCAAAACGCCACACACTAACACTAACACTAACACTAACTTAAACACTAACAAAAATGGCAAAGTACATTAAATTTCCTTTAACAGGAGCACAAGAAGAAGTATTGATTCCAATATCTGAAATCGCAAACGTAGAAACAGTAACTACTACTACTACTAAAATCGACTTAGCAAACGGTCTTAAAAAGTTTACAATAACTCACGTAGCTCCATTAGTAGCTAACGCGGTTGTTATAGCTATTTATGATGCTATCAAAGCTAATCCAGGAGGAGTAGTATCTACAGTAGGAGCACCTATTGCTGTTGCACAAGCACCACTAGCTCAGACTGGATCTGGTAGACAAGTAATTACTACTCGTCAATCACAAGCAACTTATACTTCGTCTGCATACGCAAACGTAACGTAGGTCTTAATTAATTAAATATCCACAGAGCCTAAAAATTCTGTGGTATTTTTAAATTATCTTTATGAAGACAACAAAAACTGGATACTTAAAAAATAGCCCTGACGTAAAAAACTCTCAAAATAAAATTATGGGAAATAAAATTACAATGAAAGGAGTTGAGTTCAAGGTTTTAGGAGTTGACAACAATGGATACGCAAAGACTATGTATCCAGGGCATGACTATATTTTTCCTGGAGCTAAATACGTAATAGAAACACCTATAAAGTAATATGGCTTATAAAATGAGAATGGGTAAGTTATCTATGGACAACACCCCTATATACCAAATGGATACAGAAGAAGGTGTTATGGGTATGGCTAATAAAAACGGTTCTATAATAGTAGACAAAGACTTAAGTCCGCTAGAACAAGAAGATGTAATAAGGCACGAAGATATTCATCTGCAACAAATGGGACTTAAAAAAGATGAATCGGGTAAATATAGAAATGATCTAGACTACGACGATAAGTATGTTTATTGGAAAGGTAAAAAATACCCAAGATCTACTATGGACGAAGGTTGCAAAAACCTGCCTTGGGAAAAAGAAGCCTACAAAGCAAATAAATTAAAGACATAAAATAAAATTCAATTTAATTAAATATAATGAAAAAAATACTATTATTAGCAGCCTTAATGACAACGTCGTTGTTTAGTGCGCAAGTGAATAAAATGGAAGGTTCTTGGGTGAGTGAAACATCTTCATATGTTATGACTATTATAACCAAAGACTCTATACCTGTAAAAGTATTTAATACTAGCTTTTCTGAAGATAATTTTATAGAAGAGTATATCGTAAGTAGTAATGGAGAATCTTTTACAACTAAACTTCACAACCCAGACAACGGTTACTATGTTGATATTAAATATATTTTAAAAGATTCAAATACAATGATATGTGAATATACCGGTGACTTAAATAAAACCGTTACCGTTAAAAAATTATCACATTTTTATATAGACTTAACAACAAGTAAATAAATAAATAAATTATGCCATACGATCAAAAAAATCAAGCTGGACGAGGTCCAAAACAAAAGACAGGCGCAGGTATTCCTTCTGCTTTATTACAAAGAACCCAAGACCCTAAAAAGGCACCAGTAACACCTCCTAAGAAAAAAGAAAAACAAGGATTCTTTTCAACCGTAGGAAATGCGTATACTAACGCTTATAAAGGTGGTAAAGGTGCTGCAAGCACGTCTTCAGCTTCCCAAGGAGCACCAGGGTCTGGTTCTAGAAAATCAAATAAAGACTTATCAGTAGGTGTTAATGCTGCAGTAAAAGCAGGCTATAATTACCTTACTAGAGACTAGTAATTGAATAAATTATTCCAATGGCTTACAGGTGGCGTTGAGAAGAAAAACAAAAAGAAAGCTTAAAATAAATAAACAAACTATGGCATTTTACATGAAAGCTGGACTAGGTCCAAAACAAAAAACTGGAGCGGGAATTCCCTCAGCTTTATTACAAGAAACCCCAGCAACAGACGAAAAAGAAGGAACACCGGTGTTAACACCCCAGCACCCTGGATTTGATCAAAGTTATCACGGTAAAGGATTTCAAGCTTCCACAAAAGAGGGCAGTGATGTAGCAAATGTTCTTAATAAGAGAACGTACGAAGAAGAAGTGGAAACAGCAAAAGCTTGGGAGGCACTAAATAAATTTCCAACTGTGGACAGTAAGTTGACAGGTCGTTTGAGAAAATTCCGTGTAAATAGTATTGACCCAAAGGGTGATTACATTGTTAGCCCAAAAGATGGCTTTCGAGCTAATAACAATAAAACAATTACAAGAAGACAAATGAAGCAACATCTTATGAACGATACTTATGATCCTTATCTTACAAAAAATAAATAAATAAAAAACAAATCATGGCGTACGATCAAAAAAAACAAGCTGGACGAGGTCCAAAACAAAAGACAGGCGCAGGTATTCCTTCTGCTCTGCTACAAAACGATGAAAAATCAGGGTCAAAACCTACTAGAGAAGAGGAAGTTCAAAAAAGATACCCAGGAGCCACTAAGCGTGAGGGTACACTTAACGAATACGATTGGAATGGTGTAACTTTAACACCTGGAACCAAAAAGAAAGAAGAGATTAGCGACAAAGAGACAGTTAAAAAAGCTATAAACGAACAATCGCCAGTAACAGACAGCTAGTCAAAAGAAAAATTTACCAAAGAAAATTGTAGATGCAATTGCGGCTAAATCGCAAGCTAAAAAAAAGTAAATGAATAAGATATTTGCATGGCTTACAGGGGGTGTTATCAAAGAAGTTGGTAATGTTATTGACAAGCTTACGACAACGGAAGAAGAAAGACTTGAGGCAAAGAAACAACTTCAAATTATTTTTGAAGAAGCTGACAATAATGCTCAGCAGCAAGTAACAGACCGTTGGAATGCAGATATGAATTCTGACAGCTGGTTGGCTAAAAATATTAGACCATTGGTTCTAGTGTATTTAACATTTGTATTTAGCTTATTGGCTTTTACAGATGGTAACATAGGCGAATTTAAAATAGCAAAAGAATACATACCAATATTTCAAACATTATTGGTTACCACTTACGGGGCTTATTTCGTAGGAAGATCTTGGGAAAAAGCAAAATCAATAATTAAAAACAAATAAATAAAATGGGACAATTCGGAAATCAACCTGATTTTATCACAAATGACATTAAAACAGTAACTCCTGTTTTAGCAGCTAATCTAACCGCAGCTGACTCTTTAGACGGTTCTATTATATACGTAGGAACTAGTGCTCCTGGTAATATTCAAGTGATACCAGTTGGAACTGTAGGGCCAAGTGTTGTAACTGCTCTTTCGTCACCTGGGTTTGCTGGGTCTGGCGGATCTGATTATGAAGATGCTAGATTTAATATCGATACAATAGGTGGAAGCGGTACTGGTTTAACTGTTAATTTTACAGCTGTAAATGGAGTTGTTCAAACAGTGGCCGTTAATACAGCTGGTACAGGTTACTTAAATGGAGATTTAATTACTATAGATCCTCAAGGGGGTGATCCTGGCGTTGGCGCTACATTTAGAATAGTAGCAGCACCTGGACTACCAACAGCAGCTCAAGCTATTACTTTTACAAATGTTGTTCAAGGAGAATGGTTTTCAGTAGTTGTAGATTATGTTTTATCTGATGCAACAACTGTTACTAACTTGGTAGCGGGTAAATAGCAAATAAACAAGTAACTATATAAATATAAATCAAATCTAATAAAATTATGAGTGAAGTAACAAAAATTACAGAAGAGCAGTTAAAAGAAATTAAAGATCAACAAGCTAAATTACAAGCAGCTTTTATTGACATTGGTTTTATTGAGAGCAAAAAACACGAAGCTTTGCATATTCAAGTGCAGGCATCAGAAGCTCTAGAAGCAACTAAGAAACAACTAGAAGAACAGTATGGTCAAGTTAATATTGATCTAACTGATGGTAGTTATACTGTTATTGAGAAAGAAGAATCTGCAAGTACTTTGGAAAAAGTATAATGAGCTCTATTGTAAGAAAGATCAGTATAGGCTCTGATTATAAAAACGATGCCATGCATTATGCGGTCGGGCAAAACGTTTATGGCGGGCACACTATTACAGCTATACTACATGATCAAGAATCAAACTCTTACAGTATATACATTAAAAAAGAAGATGAGGTAATGCCATGGAAGAAGTTTAATTCTAACATGGCAATATCTGTTGAATACGATTTAGAGTATTAATGAAGAGCTTGTACGACTTCATCATCAAGCCTCTTGGTGATAGATATGAAAACGAGATAAAGATTGGTGATAAAACTTTAGTCTTAAATACTAAGATAGAAAGTTTCAAATCTGTTAATAACTTAGCGGTTGTAGTTGAAACACCAAAGGCATTTAAGACAAGCATACAAAAAGGAGATATAGTATTAATACATCATAATGTTTTTAGAGTATTCTACGACATGAAAGGTGTAAAGAAAAATAGTAGATCATATTTTAAAGATGATCTATATTTCTGCGCTATAGACCAGATATACTTGTATAAGAACAAAGAGGATTGGAAATCATTTGGAGACAGGTGTTTTGTAATGCCTCTAAAAAACGAAGACATTCTAACGAACGATAAAGAGCAAAAGCTTATTGGTATACTAAAGTACGGTAATAAGTCCTTAGAAGCGCTTGAAATCAACCCAGGAGATGTTGTAGGATTTACTCCTAACAGTGAATGGGATTTTATCGTAGACGAGCAAAGAGTTTTTTGTATGAAATCTAATGATATTGTAATCAAATATGAACACCAAGGAAACCAAGTTGAGTATAATCCAAGCTGGGCACATCGCGATAGCGGAACTAGTTAAGGTAGCTAAAGAGCTTATTGTAGATTCAGATGATGACTTAACGGCAGATAAACTTAAAAATGCTGCTGCTACTAAAAAATTAGCAATATTTGATGCTTTTGAAATACTTAAGCGTATTGATGAAGAGGATAGTATTCTTAACGAGAAACCTAAAGAAGTTAAAGAAGAAAAAGCTTTTAAAGGATTCGCTGAAGGAAGATCTAAGTAATGTACGAGCAGTCATTATATAAAATACTACCCAACTACGTTAAAACCAAGATCTTAAATAGAAATAATAAATTTAAGAAATGGAACTACGGTTACGATGAAGACCACGATATGGTTATTATCAGTAAGACTGGTGAAATTGGGGAGATTTACGAAATACAAAACTTAGTTATAGCCTTACCAAAAGCTGTTGATGTAGTTAAGAAAGAAGGTGACAAGTGGAAAGCCGCTGACTATCCTAAAGAATTAAAAAACATTAAAACTGTTTTTGACTGGAAGAATTACTCTGAAGATTTTAAAGAAGAATGGTATGACTATATTGAAGAAGAGTTTCAAAGGCGTGAAAAAGGGTTGTGGTTTTTTAATAAAGACAAGCCTACTTATATTACTGGCACTCATTACATGTACCTGCAGTGGTCCAAAATTGATGTTGGGCAGCCAGATTTTCGAGAGTCCAATAGACTATTCTATATATTCTGGGAAGCTTGCAAGGCAGACAGGAGATGTTATGGCATGTCATATCTCAAGAACAGACGTTCTGGATTTTCATTCATGGCATCAGGAGAGGCTGTTAACATGGCAACCATATCAAGCGATTCACGCTTCGGGATTTTGTCCAAATCTGGAGCCGATGCAAAGAAAATGTTCACAGATAAAGTTGTACCCATATCGGTCAACTACCCATTTTTCTTTAAACCGATTCAAGACGGTATGGATAGGCCAAAGACAGAACTCGCCTATCGTGTACCCGCCTCAAAACTCACCCGTAAAGGACTCGATTCAAAAACACAGCTTGAGACGCTTACAGGTCTTGATACCACAATCGACTGGAAAAACACAGGTGATAATGCCTACGATGGAGAGAAGCTCAAGCTACTCGTCCACGATGAGAGCGGTAAGTGGGAGAGGCCAAACAACATCCTCAATAACTGGAGGGTTACGAAAACAACGTTAAGATTAGGTTCTAGAATTATTGGAAAGTGTATGATGGGATCAACGTCAAATGCTTTAGATAAAGGAGGGGAGAACTTTAAGAAATTATATCATGCATCAGACACTACAAAGAGAAACCGCAACGGGCAGACTAGTTCAGGACTCTATTCTTTGTTCATACCTATGGAATGGAACTACGAAGGATACATCGATTCTTATGGCTTTCCTGTATTCGATACACCCAAGGAAGAAGTTCTAGATGTTTTTGGAGACAAGATAACATTAGGTGTTATAGAGTTTTGGAAGAACGAGGTAGAAGGATTAAAAGATGATCAAGATGGGTTAAATGAATTTTATAGACAATTCCCAAGAACTGAAGAACATGCATTCAGAGACGAAGCGAAAGAGTCTTTATTTAACCTAACGAAAATATACGAACAAATAGATTACAATGCAGACCTTAAGAATACGTCGGTAGTTACTACTGGTACTTTTCAATGGGAGAATGCTAAGTTGGATTCAAAAGTTATATTCATACCTAATAAAGACGGTAGGTTTAAAATATCTTGGGTTCCACCTGTTAATCTTCAAAACCGTGTGATAGTAAAGAATGGGGTTAAATACCCTGGTAACGAACACTGCGGAGCATTTGGCTGTGATAGTTATGATATATCAGGTACGGTTGATAAGAGAGGTTCTAACGGAGCTTTAGCTGGTTTGACTAAGTTTAGCATGGAAGATGTTCCACCTAATCAGTTTTTTTTAGAATATATAGCTAGACCTCAAACGGCTGAGATATTCTTTGAAGACGTATTGATGGCTTGCGTGTTTTACGGCATGCCAATACTATGCGAGAATAACAAACCTAGATTACTTTATCATTTCAAAAGAAGAGGTTATAGAGGGTTTTCAATGAATAGACCTGACAAGGTTTGGAATAAATTATCAGTAACAGAAAAAGAAATAGGTGGAATACCTAACTCTAGTGAAGACATAAAACAAGCTCATGCTTCAGCGATAGAAACATATATAAATTCTCACGTTGGTAAAACAGAAGAAGGTTATGGTAATATGTACTTTCAAAGAACATTAGAGGATTGGGCTAGGTTTAATATAAACAATAGAACTAGTCATGATGCTTCTATAAGCTCTGGATTAGCATTGATGGCTTGTAATAAGAATAGGTATACACCTGTTTTTACTCAAGCTAAAAAAGTTTCTCCACTAGGTTTTAAAAAATACGACAACAACGGAGAGTTCTCAAAAATAATAAGATAAATGATTTATACAAATTCAAATAGCACTTTTCCAAGCCAGGTAGTTTCTGATGAAGAGAAACAAAGCTACGATTACGGTAAAGCCGTAGGAAGAGCGATAGAGAACGAATGGTTTAGAGGAGATACAGGATTAGCTTCTGGAGGTCGTTTTGCTAACAATTGGCAGTACTTCCATAACTTAAGACTATATGCTAGAGGAGAACAATCAGTTAGAAAATATAAAGACGAATTATCTATAAACGGTGATTTGTCTTATCTTAATTTGGATTGGAAGCCTATTGCTGTTTTATCTAAATTTGTTGATATAGTTGTAAACGGTATGACAGATAAAGGGTACAAGATAAGATCACGTGCTTCAGACCCGTTTGCTGTAAAACAAAGAACAGACCACGCTACGGCTATAGCAGAAGATGCTTTTGCCGCTGAACTCATGGCTGAAACTATGCAGAAGACTGGTATAGATTTAAAGAGAACTAGCATACCCGTAGAAGAACTACCAAGAGATAAAGAAGAGCTAGATCTTCACATGCAGTTAAAATATAAACAAGCTATAGAGATAGCTGAAGAAGAGTTAATTGAAAATGTTTTCAGTTTCAACAAGTATGAGCAGACTAAAAGAAGATTAGCTTATGACTTAACAGTTCTAGGTATTGCTTGTAGTAAAACTAGCTTTAATTTAGCTAATGGAATTACTGTAGAGTATGTAGACCCAGTAGATGTAATATACTCTTACACTGAAGATCCTAATTTTGAGGACATATACTATGTAGGAGAAGTTAAA